TGAATTTATGTGATGCTGGTGGAAATCAGTATCCACATTTTCATACTAATGCATATATCTCTGGAACATATTATGTTGCACATGAAGAAGGACATGCTCCATTATTCTTTAGACATCCAAGTGGTTCTACTCATTCACCAGTACCATCAATTTCATTGACGACAAATAGGAATAAATTTGGTAGGTATAATTCTGATGTTATCATGTATCCTAATGAAGGAGAATTGATGCTATGGTCATCAGAGCTCACTCATGGTTATTCTGAAAATAGAAAAGATGGTAGAATTTCCATCTCTATGAATTTCATGCCATCGTTAATTATTGACGACAAGTATTCATATAGGGTTTCTCCAACCTAATAAATACAGTATACACTATCATATTTGATCATGACCATGGATCCTGAACAACTCAAAAAGAATTTTGAAGAGCAGATTGCTACTACAGATAAGCAGATTCGTGAACTAGAAGAGAATCTAGCTAAAGCAAAGGAATATAAAACTAAACTCTCAGGTGGTTTAGAAACTATTGGACTACTTACTGGAGAAGGAGAAGCACCACCAGAAGCACCTACAGCACCCCCTGCAGAGGCACCAGCAGAATAATCCCTAAATATAAAAGAAGGGATTATTGTGTGAAATGGCATCTCCAAGTTCAAAAGCAGAATTAATTACATATGCTAAGAGGCAATTAGGTGAACCTGTCTTGCAAGTTAATGTAGATGATGAGCAAGTAAACAATGTAATTGACGACACGTTTCAGTTCTTTCAGGAGAACTGTTATAACGGAATGGAGAGATGTTATCTCGTACATGAGATAACTGCAGATGATAAAACTCGTCTTGCTGCAAATGTAACTACAACTAAAGTTGAAGGAGCTGTAACTACAAGTTGGGATGAATCAACAAATTATATACCCATACCACCTCATGTAACTGGTATTACTAAGGTTTTTGGAATGGTAGGTAACTCTATTCGTTCTAACTTATTTGGTATTGAATATAGAATGTTCTTAAATGATTTGTATGCTTTTGGATCCCTTGATATCTTAAACTACTATATGACCAAGCAATATCTAGAGACTCTAGATATGGTTTTAAACAATGGTTCATTCCAGCAGTTTAGATATACTCAGCGTCGTGATCGTTTGTATCTTGATATAGATAAAGACTTCCTACAAGAAGGACAGAGTTTATTGATAGAGGCTCATCGTATGATTGATCCTACAGATGCAACCGAAATGTACAATGATAGATTTGTTAAGTTGTATGCTACTTCATTGTTGAAAAAGCAGTGGGGTCAGAACTTAATCAAATATAACAATGTGCAGCTACCTGGTGGTGTAACACTCAATGGTAGAGAATTATATACAGATGCATTAGCAGAAATTGAGAAAATCGAAGGCGAAGTTCTCAGTAAGTATGCAATTCCACCAATGGATATGATCGGATAAAATGCCTACAAGTTCCTATTTTCCAACTTACTACGCAGGTCACAGTGGCGAACAAGGTCTCGTTCAGGATCTTGTGGATGAGCAAATCAAACTGTTTGGTACAGATATTTACTATATCCCCAAGATCGTCCTAGCAGACAGCACTCTGGATGAAGTTAGATACACTAAGTATCAAGAACAATTCCAAGTTGAGATGTTGTTGCAGAATGTTATGGGTTTTGGTGACAATGCTGAATTTATTTCTAAGTTCGGTTTAAGAATTACAGATGAAGTTATCTTCCGTGTCTCTACTAGAAGATGGGATGAAGAGGTAGCTGAGCACAGTCCTACTCTTACTGTTGACAGTAGACCCAATGAGGGAGACTTATTATACTTCCCATTGACACAAGATATTTACGAAATCAAGTTTGTTGGTAAGGAAGAACCATTCTACCAGTTTGGTAAGATCCAATTTTATGCTATAACTGCTGAGATCTACGAGGTTGGTCAAGATGACTTTGATACTGGTGTTGCAGAGATTGATGCAGTGGAACAACTATTTGATAACGCAATCAAACTAGTTATGGATCCTGGTGGTTCAGGAGACTTTACTGTGGGTGAGGAAGTTGTTGGTGATGAGTTCTTAGCTAAGGCAACATCTGCTATTACAGGAGATGCTGTTTCAGGTGCTACAATTTCAGATGGTGGAGCACATTATAAAGTAGCTACACCACCATCAGTAACTATCACTGGAGGAGGTGGTACAGGTGCAACTGCTACTGCAACTGTTAGTGCTAGTGGTATTGTCAATGCTATAACTATCACTGCTGGAGGTTCTGGATACACATCTGCTCCTACTGTTACTATTGATTACTCACCTAAGGACAATAGAGCAGAAGTCAAATCTTGGGATTCAGCAACCAGATCTCTATCAGTTATCAATAGAACAGGAACCTTCACTACTGCAGAAGTCATTACTGGACTGACTTCTGGTGCTATGTGGAGTCCAGAGACATTTGACACTCTAAATAACGTCAACAGCAATTACGATCAAAATAGAGAGATCGAAAATGATGCTGATAATATAGTGGATTGGACTGAAGGAAATCCATTTGGTGAATTTGGTAATTTTACAGGTAGTATCTAATGTTAGGATCACATTTTTACAATCAAATTGTTCGTAAGAACATTGTGGCTTTTGGTACACTCTTTAATAACATTACGTTAAAGAGTACAGACCCTAGTGACGGCACTGTATTAGAAGAATTAAAAGTACCATTGGCATATGGTCCTAAGCAAAAATTTATTGTTAGATTAGAAGAGAACGCATCTAACAGAAAAGTAGCAATCACTTTACCACGTCTCTATTTTGAGATGACTGGTATTGATTATGATGCTACTCGTAAAACATCTCCAATTCAAAAATATAAAACTATCATCGATGGTAATGGTGGTGAGGTAAGAGTACAGTATGTTCCTGTACCATACAATCTATCATTTCAACTTGGTGTTATAGCAAAGTCTCAAGACGATGCCTTACAAATTACTGAGCAAATATTGCCGTACTTTCAGCCATCGTTCTCTATCACACTTAACATGATTCCTGATATGAATGAGAAGCGTGATGTTGCTGTTGTTCTAAACAATGTTAGCTATGAGGATGAATGGGATGATAGTTTCTATGAACGTAGATATATCATCTACACATTAGACTTTACAATGAAGTCTTATCTATACGGTCCTTACAATACCTCAGACGTTATTAAGAAAGCAATCATCCATGAAACACTTGGTGATCTTGCAGTTAATCGTAGAGCTATTACAAGAACATATACACCAGTTGCCAAGACTGATATTAATACAGATGGTAATATAGATGCTGCTGATACAGCTATACTAGATGCTGGTGATGACTTTGGTTTTAATGAAGGGATTGAATTCTTATGAATACTCTAGAAGATAATATGGAAAACATACTTAACATTGATGTTTCTGATACACCTGAAAATGGATGTACAACTAGAAAGGATCAACTTAAGGATGTTACTGTAGACAGAGATAAAGACTATGAATATACCCGTGGTGAATTATACTCCCTCATAGATAAGGGTCAGGAGGCGGTACAAGGGGCGTTAGAGGTCGCTCAGGAGTCAGGGCATCCAAGAGCATATGAAGTTGCTGTAGCGGCAATGAAGCATGTCGCAGACATGACTGATAAACTTGCTGACCTACATAAGAAGATGAAGGATTTAGATGCAGAAACTAAAGGTCCTTCTAAAGTCACCAACAATGCTATGTTTGTCGGTAGTACCGCTGAGTTACAAAAAATGCTCAAAGAAATGGGCGGGGGTAAACGCTAATGGCTAATATGGATTATGCTAGAAGAGATTACGATAACACATTATCTGATCCTCAACCTGGCAGCACAACTGTTAATCATTTTTCTGGTAACGAGGGATGGGCTACTAGACAATATAAGAATTGGAATGCTGATTATGTTGCAAGAAATCCTAATAATTCCGCACGAACACCTGGTACATTTCAGGCAAGAAACACTGATAACACTACAAGAACACCTGCTGCATACCAGAGACATGGTGTAACAAATAGTGCTATAAGTGCATAAGGTGCATAAATAACAACACTTAGATCTACAACCCATCGTGTAGTTTTCGTGGGGAGGTCATAAGTGAAGAATTTTCAACTACTATGGATATCAATAAGGAACTCACAGAAGTTCAAAAAAAGATAGACGATATTAAAAAAACTCAAGAGAATATTCAGAGACTTCAAGACTTACAAGAGAAACAAAACAAGAATAAAGGACTGAAACCTTTTAGTCATAGCTACGAAATGATTTGAAAGGATAACATATTGGCATAAAATTAAAAATCATACCTATAATTAGGTATTAGATATTATTATACATATGAGACTTAACGAGGATGATGTTGCTCGTTTGGTAACTGCTTGTAAGTTATCTCAAGAGAATACTGGTTCCGAATATATTTGGGATGAGTATCAACGCATCATAGAAAAGTTACATAAACTATGTGAACAAGGTTATTGTTCTATAAGCAAATGAGAGGTTCTATGAGACTAGGTGTTATGTGTTCTGGCAACGGAACCAACTTCGAGAACATAATTACTAATCCTATATGCAATAAACATGAAGTTGTTTTAATGCTTCATAATAAAAAGAAATGTGGTGCTGCTAAGAGAGCAGAGAAATGGGGTATTCCTCATTGTTATGTTAACCACAAAGAAGAAGAAAAAATGGTTCAACTCTTTGAAGCATGGCATGTAGATCTTATTGTTCTTGCAGGTTATATGAGAGTTATTAAGAATCCTGATTCCTTTCCTTGTCCTATTATTAATGTACATCCATCATTGCTACCTAAGTACAAAGGTTTACATGCAGTAGAACAAGCAATGGAGTCAGGTGATGAGGTAACTGGATGTACTGTTCATTATGTCAATGAGGAACTTGATGGTGGTGAGATAATTAAGCAAGGTGAGGTTCCTATAATGCCTGATGATACGGTGGAGTCATTAACAAAAGCAATTCAAAGAATGGAGTATGCAATACTACCAGCAGCTATAGAAACATTATTAGTGAAACCAAAAGAGTTAGAAGCAGTGAGATGATAGTAGTTAACGGTGAAAATATTAGAATATTTTCAATAATGGTTTTAGCTATTGTGTGGGTATTCATACTCAATCTGCCCACTAAGGATTGATGCATTATAATTAGATGTAGTATGGGATTGAAACAATCATGCCCCTGACTCAACAGAGACATTATACCGTCGGTTATCACGACACACAACAGCATCATTACGAGATATGTGAATATGCCATGAGTGCATATGATGCAATAGAACATTTAAAAGAGGATGTATCCTATCTAAAGGAGCATCCTCATTTTATTGACTACTGTAAGAACGAAGAGGTTGATAACATCTCTCGTCTTATGGAATCTGGTATCCCAATGGGACATTAATCATGAGTAGAATAAATCAACATAAGCATGAGATCATGTGGTGGATGAGTAGACTCACAGTGATGGGAGTTTCTCTAGGATTAGCTTTTAGACTTGCTGCTGAAGCATATGTCTGAAGTAGTTTGGTCAATTAATATCATGCTTGCTATCCTTCTTATTGCTGTAGGGATTTCAATATACTACATATTCATGTATGATACATGGTATCCAAATGACGGAACAGAGCATGGAAACCAAGATAGCAGTCTTGG